CTTGAGCAGGACAGACGCGATGATGGGCGCGAAGAAGCCAATCACCCAGATCCACATACTCGGTAAATTGTTCACGTGTACCTCCTACTTCTTTACAAGATTCTTCATCCACGCCAGCATCTCTGCCCCGGTCATGATGTGGATGGTCGGTTTGGTGACGGGTGTTGCGACTGCTGGTTTTACTACAACGACAGGCTTGCCAACGTTCTTGACCCAGGCCAGCATTTCGGCCCCAGTCATTATGTGGATCGCTGGTTTAACTACTGGTTTGACCACTGGCTTCGCTACGACAACGGGCTTAACGACAACGGGCGCCTTCACTGGTTCCCACGCTCCGAAGTCAAACTGTCGTGACTCATTCAGATCCACTAAGGCCCCGGCCACGGTTTGACCATTCGAGTATTGCAGCAGGTGGGCATGGGCCGAGACCTTCCCGGCCGACCACGCGTAGGTCTGCCAGAACCAGCAGGCAAAACCAGAAGCATGGCAACGTTCAATGACACCAAAGGAACCATAGACCCCAACTCTGGCAGTGTAGATAACGCTACCCACACCTCGTAGGTAGGCGTCAATCGCAGGCTGTTGTGCCGCTGTGCCAGCGAAGTCCACAGCAAAGTACAGAGGACGCGAATCAGGGAATCCGATTGCCCGGGCAAAGGCAAGAGCCGTCTTGCCATCTGCCGCGCCCGCTGCCTGGCCTTCAAGCGCCCGTCCTGCATAGCTCTCATACACAACAACAAGTCCAAGTCCGGCTGCTCGGATTGCTGTCGCTTCGGCTTTTGTCGCGCCCTTCAGCGGTGGAAACAAATAGCGAATGACAAACCCATACCCGAGAGCCTTCGCCTTCTTCAGATCGGGACGCCCGCTTGAATAGTCGAGTCCTTTCATGGCACACCCCTCGACAACACGGTGATAATCGTTGTGGCAACCGCCACTACGGCAAGAATGAAACTACCAATGGAGACGAAGAGTGACGTGTCCTGTCTCCTGTTGCCGCGTGAATCATCCGTTCCCGTCTCCCGTCCTTTAGACAAATCCAGTCGAGACGTCAGAGACAATTCGAGGGCATTAAAACTCTTGTCTCTTATGCCACCCAAGTCCTCAAGATGCCGTGCTTCATACTCTAACTTGTCGTCGAAGGCTTTCATGCGGACTTCCACATCGTCTTTTGTTGCAAATGTCGCCGCTTGATTTTGCAACTGCTGCCGGTACCCGTTAGACTCCTCGAACCGTTTATCCGCAGCAGTCTCGGCTTTGGCGCCAGCCTTCTCCGAGGCCGCCATAGCCTTATCGACGGCTTCTTTTGCGGCATCCAGAGCCGTGTTCATGGCGGTGTTCTGCTCGGCCTTTGCCGTTTGCATGGCCAGTTGCTGTGCGTTGAATGCTGAGTCAACGGCCTTCGTCTGCATTTGATACCGCTCTTGCAGCATGCTTTTCAGGTCGGCTAATTGCATATCCTGATACGTCCGCAAAGTCTCCACCGTCCACTCCGTCTCTTCTGCCATTTCACCCTCCTACGGATAATGCCTTATTGATCGTTGCCACAATCAGTTCTTCGGTAGTGGGCGCCACTACCTTCTGCATATCTGCCAGTTCCACGGTTGCCACGTCCAAACTTGCTTGTAACTCTGCCACCTGTACCGTCTTCTCTTTGACCTGCTTCGCCACGACAGCCGCATCCAGCACACCGACAATATCCTCATTGGGAATCACGACCCCGCCGACCGCAGATCTGAACGCCTCGATTGCCTCATCTGTACCGGTCACCTTCCACACCCTCAATGGTTCTGCGGCAATGGTGTCTAACTTCCCGACTGTCGCATCCAGGTACGCATTCATATTCGCTCTGATATACATGTCTACCCCTTTCGCTCGAGCGTACCGAGACGTCGTGCCTGTTCAGAGAGCCGGGTCATCAGCGTGTCCATAGCCCTTCCTGCCGCCAGCGTCTTGCCACTTTGCCGGTAGTCGACAGCATAGACCGTCATAGGCACGCCATCACCTGAGATTGTGTCGCCCACAGAGAGATCGGTTTCGAGTGGCACATCCAGCGTGTACTGCTCTCTGACAACCGAGACGATAGGGAGCAGCCCATTGGCGTATGCGAGTGCGCCCGCCTCGCTTCCGAAGTCCTCAGTCACTGTATAAGCCCGCTGCCCTGTTCCAGCTCGTACAGTGACTGGCAAGGGGTTGTCCGCAACCAACACCAATGTGTCAAGGTAGTTGTCCCCTGCCCACGTGAGCACGATGGCCTGGAGAGTCACAGGATTGCCGGTGCGGGTCATCGTGTTCAATGCAATATCCACACTCTCGAAGAGGTTGAAAGCGGAACTCCAGGCGAAGGTTGAGGGCACCCATGTGTAATCTTGTACCGTCTCTTTGACTGACACGGTGACGTAAACCGTGCCGGTGGCCGGGAATCCTATGAGACGTCGACCGTCCCAATAATACGGTCCCCACGTGAGGAACGCTCCAGAGGCGGACACGGTGGAGTGAAAAGTTCCAACAATAATGCCCGTCACATCTGCGCGTTCCTCATCTATCGTATACCATTGACCGCCGACGAGAGCAGGAACAGCACAGACATTGTTGCAGTAAAAGATATTCACTGAATAGTAACGATAGTCACCGGTATCAACAATCTGACTAGAGGAAATTTGGAGTGCTGCCTGATACACGACAGTCGAGTCCACTTGGACATGCGACCCAACGTTTGTCCAAGTCTGAACAGCAATATCGCAGGTGACGCACTGGACTCCGTAGTGGACTCCATCGACGAGATACAGGTCTTTGAACTCAATTATGACCGTCTGTGTCTGAGACTCACTGGAGGGATACGGCACATCCGCTTCGAACGTATTCCCGATCGTTGCTCTCCACCCATCTTGCCAGAGCGTTGTGCCCCCATAACGCAAGAGGGTCACGCGATAGGAGCAGTTGGCAGTCGTAGTCCCAGTTACCTTCGTGACGAACTGAACAGATGAAAGCGTGATGGTCTTCGTGAGGATATCCGTTGAAGCGGTTCCAGTGTTTAAGATGAATCCGGCCCCTTGTTGTCCTGCGAACGTATGGACTATTTCCAGCTTATTACTCACATCCTGCTGTAGCGATACTGTGAGTGACGTTGCCGTCACCGGGTCCCAGTTGAATCGGACACGGTCAAAGTTCTTGAACGCCGCGTTCAGTCCGGCTCTGCTACAGTTCCCTATCGATTTCAGCATACCGAGCGCGCCACTGGAAACAGGCAACAGGGTTGTGTCTACTTGCGTCACGTCACTCACCGTACCAATCCAGTTAGCTGCGTCATGGAGGGTCAAGACCGTGTCGGGTGTCGGGGACTGCTTCACGATGTAATGAGCGATAACCGCATCAAAGGTGTCTGCGTCTTTCTGCCAGCCCGTGAGCGGGTCAAGGCGTTGCATATGGTAGTCTGGTATCTGACCACTCACGTCAAGAGAGAACACATATAGGTTGCCATTGCGAACGCTCGCTTGCGCGAGGGCCTGAATGAGCAGTTGCTTGATGACGTCTACCGGAGCGATGCTCGTGAACATCTGAGGATACGTCGTCCGCTCCAAGAGATTTATATTGTTTATTATGGTAATGTCATGACAGACAACGGAGTCAAGCAGAAAAGACTCACCAGAAACTCCATCGACGTCTAGGGCGAAGTAGAAATACATCACCGTACCAACTGTCGTAAAGACTACCGAAACAGTTTGTGCAGAAACCGAACAGTCCACGGAAGCACCTGTAGTCTCAGGAGAGCCATAATAGGCAGTTACTCTACACTTGCGTCCAGCGGCTGCTGTGGATTTCATTAAACCACTCACGCAGTAGGTATGGCCTACTATAAAACCACCTTGAGGATAAGAGTATGCGCGCGAGAGTTCTCTTGCCACCATCTTGAGTGAACCCGCTCCAACAAGTGGTGAGACCGTGGTTCTGGTTATCGTTGAATAGTTACTCCACCAACCCTCACCGTCTACCTCAAAGGTTCCGCCTGAGATGAGGTTCACGGTGGAACTTGCCCATGCCCCCACGTTAATGATGTTCAGTGAGGGTATGAGCAGTCTAATGGCGTCAGATGTGGCACCGTAAGCCGTCTGTAGTGCCATGATTGCCGTCGTGAGAGCATACGACTCAGCGGCCTTGCAGGTGTAAACATAAAGCGGGCCGGAAATGGCAACTGTGGCAATCTCAAACTGATACTTTCTGACCCCGCGTTCTCGGATGACCGCTCCGATAGTGCCAGTCAAGAGCGTTGCACAGGAAAAGTTCAACGTGGGGAGAGCCGGTAGCAGTTCGTCATGCAGCACTGGCTCAATGACGTCCAGCAGGGCATCACCGCTGTAGATGTCTATGCCATACTCAGTCAGCTCGTAGGCCATGGTATACGTGATAGACGCTGTCGTGACCGCGCTACCCGCAATCCATACCTGTCCATAAATGACGTGTGAACCGCGCTCGAGCGTAAAGTCGTAGGAAAAGATGTAGGAACCAGAGACCAAAATCCCGAGGTATGCCTTGCCGTCGACAATGATGTAGGCTTCAGGCAACGATGCAGCACTGGCACATGTGAGTGTTACCGTTAGCCGTTCTGCGACTTGTGTGGTGGTCAGTGTTACCGTCATACGTCTGTCCTCTTGAGTTCGACATACCACCGTGCCGCAAGTCCTGCTGTTTGCGCGATGGTCACCGCACTAGCACCGATGGCGATGTCCGTACCGCCCAAGAGAGCCGAGATATCACTACCAGCAGCATTGAGCAGTCGCTTGTCTGAACCCTTGATGACCTCACCGGCGTATCTATTCCCGACGTAAAGACTGTTGAACAGCAACGACAATGAGGAATACGCAAGAGCCTGATACTCTGCGCTAGTCAGCACGTAGGGATATTCAACGAGGTTGGCTATTGAACCTTCCAAGTTTCCGAGAGTCAATTGTGGCCACGTAAGGGCTGCGAGCGTGCCAGTAGCAGATGTCCACGAACCACCGGCTGGATGCACCGCTATGGTGACCGCATGAGCGGTGTCCTCTATCACCACCACATCCATGACCGTACCAGACAGATAGACCGCAGGAAGGGCAAGCGAGACCGTTGAGGTGCCATCTGACCATTTGATGAGGTTTGCTGCTACATCAATCCAAAACCCGTTATGCGCCGAAGTCCAGATATTGAGAGAGGCAGGAAGAGACGAAAACCCCGTAACTCCGATATCGTTGACGTAGATGTATGTCCCGCCAGCATAGGTCGTGAGTTGTATAGATTGCGTACTGGGATTGGTAATTCCTACGGTAGCCTTCCAAACACCGTCAATGAAGAAGGCTGCCGTGTCATCCCCTGGAAAGATTATCTTGAACTCTCGCAAGGTAGTACCAGCGGCAATGCCAGTGTCAATGCCATTGGCAAATATGTGACCATTGTCGTTCCAAGTAGAACTGAACATGGCGTTTGATGTTCCAAGGAGGTTAGTTGCCGCCGTTTCTCGCGGCAAACAAGCCCAAAAGACAATGGTACCAAAGCGACTGGCATCAATATTAAAAGAAGAATGGACTTGAGAGTATCCAGAAGCGACTTGTCCGACCACAAGACTGCCCCCAGTAACAATGACAGTGCCGATATCTACAATCCACTTGGAAGTGTCAAGAGCGCTAAAGGTGTCCGAGATAGACAAAGCCGCCCTCTTGATTTGCATTGCCACAGTCCTTACCGTAGATGCTGGCGGCGTCCACGTTGCCACGTCCTGCGCGACATCAGAACCCAAATAAAGCCCTGAGTCGAAGATTGGCGTATTGATAGGATAGGTAATGCCATTGTGTGCTTTGGAGGCCGTGCGCGTAAAGGTGACTGATTGTCCGGCAAAGTCTACCAGCATGTTCGACAAGGGCGCGTAGAAGAGCGGAGCCAAATAGTGAATAGTCGGAAAGGCTGAGACGTTGCCCGCCTGACTGATACCAGTGATGGACTGGAGACCGAACTTGTAGCCGGTGGTGGGATAGCGGACAGCAGCGCCCTCGAGGATCGGCGAAACCAGAACGGTTAGCTCATACGTACTCTGCTGATAATTGTTCGTGGGGAACGCCGTCGCTTGGACCCTGCATGCTCTCCAAGCAATGTTATCGAGACTGAGCCAGATGATATCGTGCCAACGGACACTCATAGAGTCAGCGATGACGCCGGAGATCGTCCATGTCTGCCAATCCAGGCCAAGAGGAATTGCGCCGTTGATGTCTGAAAGCGGGACATGATAAGTCGAGAGGATTTGTGGATCCGTCCTGGCATACTTGGCCTTCGAGAGTGTAACCAGTGAACCATCAATCAATCGGCAATACATTACGCCCTCCCGAGCCCGTTGATGACGTTCCCGACGCCGGGCGCTACCTGACGCACTGCGGCAGTAAGCGTGTCCATCTTGAGAGCCAGCTGTCGCAGGAGAGCGTCGTTGGAGCCTCCCATCTGCTTGGCGAACGATGACGCCTGAGACTGTGGTACGACCGCCTCAGGGCCATTCTCTGCGATGAGTGCGATGTGGGGTGTCGTGAAATAGCCACCGTTGGCGTGCGCCATGAGGGATCTGCCACTACCACCGCCGAACGAGACAGACTGCAAGCCCGCACTTACGTTGGAAGCATTGGCAGCCTTGGCAGCCACGGTGACAGGATTCGCAGTACTGCCAAGAATCCCAGTGGAAGCGATGGCAGCTCTGTAATCGGCTGCGAAAGCATTGCCCGCCGCGGCCCCCATACTCGCAAACTCTGGAAGGTGACTTTCCAATGTCTTGATAATGTCGATTGTCGTCGTATTCGCCAGCAGTTCTTCGGCCTCAGCATTGACATTCGCTGCCGCCATTTTTTGGTCATAGAAGGTGACAATAGACGCAATCATGCCAGTATCGGAGTTGTTGTACTTATCGGCAACTGTTTCCTGCTCTTTCTGCAAACTCGCAAGCTGGTTTTGGTAGGCTTCCTCATTTACCGCATCCATAAGAGTCTTTGACGCAGCCGCCCGATCCTCTTCAGTCGTGGCGTTCGCAAAATTGGCGGCAAGTCCTGCCATCTTGTCCGATTGTGCTGCCTTATCATGTTGCCCCGCCAGGTCACTAATCTGAGTATTGATGGCGGCAAGACGCGCATTACGTTCGTCTTCCAACTGTTTGATGGCGGCATTCTCTCGAATCTGGTAGTTGTCGACGATGGTCTGCGTGAGGGTCGTGACGGCGTCCTTCTGCTTTGAGGCGTAGTCTTTCACGGCGGCAAGGTATTTGTCCTGAGCATCTTTCTGTGCCGCTGCTGCCTTATCTGCGGCTTCCTTATCGGCTGCTGCCTTCTCTTTAGCAGCATCTTTGTTGATCTGCGCCTTCGAGTTTGCTACCCACTGCGCTACCGCTGTGGCATTGGCACCGGCCTTCAAGTCGGCTGCCGCTTCGAGGTCGATGGCATGGAGTTTGTTTTGCAACTCAGTGTGCGTCAGATCATAGTTCTTGTTTGCCAGGTCAGCATTTGTCTTCGCTATCGCGTCAGCAGCACTTGTACTCGCTTTCTTTACCGCGTCAGCAGTCTTCGTGACCACGCCCGTTATCGTTCCGCCTGTGTTGACGGCATCAGCTACCGTCTTCGCCTTATAAGCCTCCTCATCCCTGACCTGTGCGTCCATCGCAGCACCGCGTACGCTGTCAATCTGATTTTGGACATTCTTCGAAAGAGCAATACGATCTTGTGCTCTCTGCTTGTCATAGGCAGCCAAAGCTTGTGCCTGAATTGCATCCCCTTCCATCGTTTTGCGGTTAGCCTTCGTTACCTGGTCATAAGCATCAAGCGCATTCTTAGCGATCTGGATATTAGTAGCCGAAGCCTCTTTGGTTGCCATTCCCAAGGCAATCCGAAAGGCGTTCCAGTGCTGCGTCGCGATCACTACTACGGCTGATAGAGCGGAGACGGCAAACATGATCCAGCCAAGAGGGCCAAGAGTGCCGGCAACGGCAGCCCCGAACAGTTTAACAGCAACGGCAGCCACATCGACATAGATCGTGACCGCCTTGAAGGCGACAAAGGCCCCAACAACGCCAGCAATGACAGGGGTGATTGCATCCCAATTCTTGGCGATCCACAGGGCGATATTCACCAGCCAGTTGAAGACGATCTTGGCGTTGGTGAAGAACACCATGATAGCCTGCCCGACGTCGGTAGCCCACCGCTGCAGCGAGCCGTTCGCCTTCCATTCTTCGACTTTTGCCAACACTTCGGTGATGCCCTGCTTGAAGAAATCAAACAGACTACCAGCCCGGACCGTTCCATCATCCGCAAATCCGGCGATGGTCCTCAGGATGTCCTCGCCCGTGTCCTTCATGCCCTTGATGAGACCGCCCAGCGAGTTGGCCTGCAATTCTGCCCCGGCCTTAAACCGTTTGTCCATAAGAGAGAGCAGCGCCTTGTTGTATGCGTCCTCATTGACGATCTGTCCCTTCTTATTTGCGATCTCAATGCCCTGTTCAGTCGCCGCGCCCTCTGCAAGGACAGCAGCCTTCGTGATGCCGAAGGACTGGAGAGCCTTGACCCTGCCCTGCAGGAAAGCGCCATAAGCCTCAGCTGCCTGTACGACATCGCCGTTGGTGGCAGCGGCCATATTCGCCACCTGCGGCAGAACAGCCTGGGCGCTCTGACCGAACTTTGTCAAAGCAACGGTAGCCGAAAGGAGCTGGTCATCGGTGAACGGCGTCTTAGCCGCTAGAGCCAGAGCACTAGCTACAGCCTTGCCCGCTGCCTGCGAGGAGCCCATGAGCGTCGTGAGCGACATCCGGTATTTCTCGATTATTTGCCCGGAAGCCAGGGCAGCAGTCCCGCCACCGACGAAAGCACCGATCATTGCCGTTCCGACCACGCGAATGGCTGTACCGACAGCGTTCATGATCGGCTCGAGTGCCTTCGTATCTCGCTGGAAGTTCTTCAGATGCGTTGAGGTCTGCTTGATTGCCGCTTCAAATTCGGCAGTCGAGGCTCCGATACTCACCACGAGTTTGGCTAAAGTTGCGATTTCGTCACCTCCTTTCTACGTCCAGTCTTCAGTCAAGAACTGACCAGCTAGGGCATTCATTTCTACCATACCCTTGCCCGTCCGTTGGCAGTGATAGACGCTATGGTGCAGTTTCCGAGGAAGATAGATAACGTCATTAGGGTTTATGTGATGTGCCTCGCAGCCGGGGAACCAAGAGTTCAGGGGAGTGAAGCCAAAAGTACGGCGTATGGCAGTATGTTTCCGCCCCGATACTGCTGCGCCCCCTTTCCAGTGTGGGGAAAGTGGCCCAAACTTCCCCTTCTGAAATGAAGAGGCAGACAACTTCGCCCGAGCTTCAGGAGCGGCCCAATATACCTTTCTTCCCGCAGACATCTTCGCCCGAGTTTCAGGCGAGGCCTTGAACCCGAGGCGTGCTGCCGAAATCTTTGCCCGAGTTTCGAGTGTTTGATGTTTGGGGCCGGTACTGGCATGCCCCATGTGTACCACACGATTCTTTGCCTTCACCTCGGGGCGATTCGCCACCTCCCTCATGACTACAGATTGCCTTGCCCTCTGTTCGTCGGTCAAGCGGTGTCCCCTATTCCCTGAAGGCTGCCCCATATGTACGTTGGACTGATACGCCCTCTGTTCATCTGTCATGCGCTGTCCAAGGTTCATATCAGTTCACCACTCGTGTACCATGAAAGCCGTCGACGAGCATATCCACCATCGCCAACATCTGTTCAGCGGTCTGTCCTTGTTTCTCGGGCCGGTCGTAGAGGAGGAAATCGGCCAGTTCAACCGGATTGCTATCAGAAGAACGCTGCATGTTCACCATGACCTCACAAATCTTTGCCGCCTGATAATCTGCTGCCACTTCAGCCCGATGTTCACGTGCGTCAAATGCCTTCCACAACTCTTGCCATTCCAGCGGTGTGCAGGTCAGGAATTCGTCGTTGGTAAGTCCGAAGGTGACGCGGGCAATTCCCCAGAGCTCGGTAGCACTGGGGTCGCTGCGTTTGGGTCCGCACCCTCCGTGTCCTTCCCCGCCTTCATCGCATGCAAGCCGTAGACCTCGACAATCAGCACCATGAGCATGGGAAAGGCGTCGAGGTCCAGCTGCGTATTCATGTCCTCATACGTCAGTTCACCTGGGAGTGGAATGTCTTTCTTGCCTTGTGGGCGGTCAACAATATCAGCCCAGTGAGCAAGGCAATAGACGGCAGCTATCACGTCCGGGATCATGTCCGCAACATCGATCTTATCTTTGACATCCAGTATCGAGTCAGGATCGACGACCTCATCCGCCGGAAGCTGCTCGACCGGGACGCCAAGCGCCTCAGCGTGCGCGTCATTTACTCGTTTGGCGGCCATGCCTGCCGACAGTTGACGCTGCAGCAGCCTGATTAGATCATCAAGCCGCTTGTGCGTCAGAGCCTTAAACCAGCCTGGCGCGGCGAGGGTCAGCCTCAAATGACGGGTCTTCCCCAGAAGTTCGACTGGAACAGATTCAACTGTGGTGAAGTCCATGGTTCCTCCTATATGTGGGGCAGGGGATTGGCCTGCCCCATGTGTGTTTACGCTACGCTGAAGCTCTGGCGACGTGAACCAGGTAAGTCTTGGAGACCTTCCCTGTTTCCTGAACCACAATCGAGACGTCTGTAATCGACCCGGCAGCGCCTAGAGCAATTGCGCTCGAATCAGCACCACTAGTAACGATTGCGCCATTGACTGTAATGACTCCTGCCGAGGCTGTCGGCTTGACGACGACCGAAGTTGTCGCTGTCACCTGGTTATTGACAAACACGCCCGGTGTCGCACTGGCCACAGGAACGTTCACCCCAGCCGGTGTGAATACGAAGAATGTGGTGGTGAGTCCGGCGCTGAGCGTCTTGTTCAGGGTCACGGCCCCGGAGACCTTCAAGGTAACATCGAAGCCGACCGCATCACCCTTTGTGGTGAATGGCGTGACGCCGAACTTCAGGACAACCGCCGAGAATGCAAAGCTCGCGCCCCATGCTGTCGGAAACACGAGCGTGTAGGCATGAACCAAACCATCTGCCTGATCCGCCAGGAGCAGGGCCTGCCCGGCATCAGCGAGAATCAGATTGCCAGTAAGTTTGACGTCATCGGATGATCTCATGCCTCCGATGAACTCTGCCATGCGGCCGACGCTGTCATGATTGGTGACGTCGATCGTCTCGGCGTTGAACGATGGCGGCGTGAGGGATGTAATTTCTGCAATAGGGACAATACCCCGCAGCAGGCTTACTCCAAATGAAGTTAATGCTTGTGAACCCATATGAGCCTCCTCAGGCTACAAACCAAATGAACATATCGACAATCACCGCGAATAAAGCGGTCGCTGGATCATACATTGGGATTATGTTTTCTATGAATACCTGCACACTAGACCACGTTTCTAGGGCTTCCAAGACTTGCACATTGATCGCTTTGGCTGCTCCAAGTGAAGAGGCATAAGATGAAAGCTGCATGCGGGGGTGCCGGAGACTGTTGCGCCCGCTATGGCTATATTCGGGAATGTCGTCGATCTCCTGGAATACCACATACGGCACAAGAGTGCCCTGCGCTATGGTCACTGCGGCAATATGCGTCGCCGGAACAAGCGCGATAAGCGGAGAGTAGGTACTCAGTCGTGTGAACAGGGCTGCGTCGAGGTCTGTCATAGTTTGATGTTCTCCAATTCTTCATTCAACGTCGCAACAAAGATGTCGATAAGCTTCTCCTTCTCCACATCCATCGTCGAGCGCATCATAGGGTGCGCGGGCGTCGTCGGGAACCCGAATTCCTGGGCCATTGCGACGGCCGTCTTGGCCTTGTTCGGACCCACGTTCACCACTGTATTTTCGCCATCCTTATGCGTCGCGCCCGCCATGAAGCTATTTTTGAGTCTCACGCGCGGATTATCGCGACCGACGTAGGTCGCCCGTTCTATCCTTACAACAAGGTATGCGGCAGCGTTCTGCAAGGCCTGTGCCACCTTATGTTTTGCGACACGCTCCGACAAGCTTTTCAGCTTGGCGTCGCAGTTCTCTAGTCCAGTGATAGAAATCGTTATGCGGTCAGACATGCTACCACCCTAGCTTTTCGCAGTCTTCCTAGCTTCGTCTTGTTGTGGCATTCCAGGCAGAGCGTCTTGCCGTTTTCGACAACAAAGCGCTCATCGGGATACTGGGCAAACTCGTGGATGTGATGCGCTTCAAGTTCAACCGTATATCCCATGCCGTTGCGCGCCCCGCAATCCTGACAGGTATAGGCATCACGTTCAAAGACAGCAGTACGCCAAGCGTTGTATTTGTCACTGTGCCGGATTGTTTGATTGATTGGGTTAATGCCGCCTCTCCAACCCCCAGACAGAGAACCGATTCTTCCCTTATTTGCAATCGACAACTTGATCCGAGTTTCATCGGAGAGATGACTGCCTATCTGTCGCGCAGACATATCCGCTCGCCATTCGCTTGATTTTGGCCGCCCCTTGCCCGACGCAGACATCCTTGCCCGTGCTTCAAGTGATGGGCACCTTCCAGCGTTCGCCATGCCAATCTTTGCCTTAGTTTCATCTGACATATGGCGACCAAGATTCGCCACCAACAGTTTTGCCTTATGTTCCGCGGTCATAACGTAGCTCATGCGTTGATTTCCTTACACATAAGTTCGAGCGACGAATGTTCCATTGCGGGATCAATGAGGTACAAGATGACGTAGACATGCGTACCGTAACTGATTTGCATATCCTCTTCCACCGTCGCAAGGTAGCGAATCGTGATTTTCAGGGTAATTTCGCTCTGCGCCTGCTTGGATGCAAACAGCGCCCGCCCTTCCAGGGGTTCTACGGCAGCCCACACCGTCGCCAGGGCCGTGAAGCCCACAACAGGTTGCCCGTAAGCGTCCTGTGTCGTGGACGGATACTGTATCGTGACTCTGCGGTTCAGGCGGCTGCTATCCATCTACAGGTACCAGTGATAGAGACTCAGGAGTGCTTCGACGGCGTGCGGGAGAGCCGCGACAATATGTCCGCTGATGATGCTCGCCCGGTTGTCATACCATTCCTCAATCAACAGAAGCATGGCCTGAGTCAGTGGAGCAGGCACCGCGGCGACCGTGCCATACACGAGTGCAAAGTGCACAGTGAACGGCAACACAGGAGGAGTGGCAAATGCCACCGCGCCCGCTGTGACGGTATAGTCGGCTGGTGGAATGACCTGTGGATCCCCGTTGCCGTCGACATAAGTGACAGACGACACGCTAAGCGTCTCCGTCGGTGCACCATACCCGGCGGTGAACGTGATGGTGATCGGATAGCCAGCCGTTGCAACCTCCGGCCAGCTGAAGGCCGAGGATGGTTCGATGGTCCCAGGGTCGCCCGGACTGACCACGTACTCGGTTGCCGGTAGCGTGTGGGGCGTATTGCTTGCGTCCAGGTAGGTGATGGACACGACTGACTGGAGCGGGGGCCTCGGCATGACGACCTTGGTACCCCACGCATTTCGTGACATCCTGCTCCACGCGCCCCTGAACAGACTCGTCCAGCAGATGTGCTGCCAGGTCCACGTTTGGGTGACCAGCGCCCGCCCCGTGGTCTCTTCGACATATGCGCGGGCTGCCGTGATCAGAGCGCTAATAGAGGCATCCTCGTCGGCGGTCTCCATCTTTGCCTGTACCTTACCCTGAACCAGCGTGACCGGTTCGACAGCAGGCGGTACTGAGAGCAACAGGATGTCGTCCATGGCTTATGCGCCCGCGAGGACGGCTTTGGCGGCTGCCGCAATGAGCAGGTCCTTCTGCTGCTTGTTCGCAAGATACTCGAGGTACTCAGGATCCTGTGCCTTGATCTGCGCGAGCGTAAGCGGCTTGTCCTTGTACTCGCCGTTGTGGTACTTCCCGAAGTCCGGCACGAGATCACCGGGGTTTGCGGGAGTGACCGGAACCTCAGTTACTGGGGTTTCGTTTCTTGTCTCGACCATGGCGGAGACCGGTTTCGCCGGCGCAAGCATGGCCGTTTCGATGACGCCGCCAAGCGGAATGGCGTAGCCACCAGCGATATAGCGACGGGCCTCTTCATCAGGACATTCACAATCGCCCTGGAAGATCCCAGCCGGTCCCGCAGCAAGTGTATTCATGTGAATTCTCATAAGTCTCCTTAAGGGGGCGAGTGATTGGCCCGCCCCTCATCACTATTGACTAGGTAGCAGCGAGCTTCAGGCGGACGAATGCCTGAGCGTCGATCGGGCCACCATCCGTAAACTTGCGACCAATAAAGCCAACCTTGGAGTTGCGCGCAAGGAGTTCGTTCAGACGCTGGATGGTCACGTCCATCAGATCAGCGATAAAATAACCCTTGTTCCAGTTGACCAGGGCTCCAAAGTACAAGCCCGCAGTGAACGTGTTCGGAGAATACTCGCTCTCGTCGACAGGGAAGCCGTCGATTGTATCAGCGACACCGGCGATGAGTGAAGGCTGCCACATGTAGCTGCCGTTGACCGCATCTTTGAACAAATAGATTTTCGACAGAGCATCAGTACAGAGCAACCAGCGAGCACCTGAACGATAGGTAGGACGCAGCATGAATCGAGCTGCACGCAGGATATCGGACGTGAATGCCGTTGTGGTCGTCGCAGTAATACAATCACGACTAGTCGGGATAGCTCCCGTGCCAGTTGTGGCGAAGATCCCGAGAGGCTTGCCTGAGCCGTCGCCGGTCAGAAATGCCTTCTCTTCAGCCATGGCGAACTTTGCCGCCATACGGTCCCTGATGATACTCTCAGGAGAGAGAGCAGCCGTCCGCAGGAGCTTCATGCTGACGTCGATCTCCTTCGTCAGCTGGTTCGGCTTGAACTCGCGCTGAGTGAACTGTCCGCTCTCATCGGGTACGATCGTCCCGACTTCGGGTGTCCAGTCTGCATCCGCGAAATCCGTAGTCAATGCCGGGAAGCCGATGGAATCCGAGGTTGTGACCGGGACCACCTGAGCATAGCGACGGATGAAAACCTCAGCATCCTCACTCTGGAGGAGCTTAGCAACCCACTGGATAGGAGAATGCAGATATCCGCCGTCCTCATCCACGTCGTTGGCAAGGGCCGCAGCAACACGCTGTTCGCCCATGAGATACTTCCTGAAGAACGTACCATATTCCTTGCTCGCCCTGTGCTGGAACTGAGGGTCTGCCCCTTCGCCAGTCAGGTTGATACCCCGATATTCGACGACCTTGCCGGAAACAGCGTCACGCTGCTCGGGATTATCCTTGCCCCCGACGATCGTGTCACGAGCCTCGTTTAGACCAGCCTCTTCTGCCTGCAAGCCCAGCTCGCGGTCGATCTGTTCCTTGAACTTCCGGGCATCGGTGAGCATGGCATCATACTGGCCCTTTTCCTCACTGGACATGTCCCTCTTTTCTTTGAGGGGAAGATCGTTTAGCGCACGAGCCTGACCAATAAGGCCGGCTCGCTTCTGCGCCAATGCATTGAGTTCTGTGAGCGTCATATTGTTATCCTTTTGAGGGCTTAACCCTCAAGTTCGAGCTCTTTCCGGCGAGCCTCATTGGCCGTCAAGTAATCCTCAGTTGGTTCCTTGCTATCGTCAGAGTGCGCATCCTTGCGCGGCTCCTGGACTTCGCTTTTTGATACTGCTGCACGGTGCTCAGCTAGAATAGATTCAGCTGATCTGCCACCAATGCCGATATCGGTCGTTGGATAGGCGGGAAAAGTCACGGGTGAAACATCGAATAATTTGACTTCTTTGAGGGTGCGAATCGGATTATTGGGATCCGACTCATCCCACTCTTCCTGTATGGTTTGGAAGGCGAAACTCATCTGGTCCAGATCTTTTCGCTTAACCGACACCATCAGATCGCGGCCCAACGTCGTGTCTGGCATATCAATTTCCGTGGCAAGTCCCGTGTCGTCTTCATGCAGCCTCAATGTTCCTGATTTGGTACGTCCTAGCAGATGATTGGCGTCGTGGTTGAATAAAGCGCGAACGTCGGCATTATCAGCAAGGGTCTTCTTGAACGCACCGGGAGCAACCTTTTCGCTGAAGAAGCCCAGGTCAACAACCGTGTTAAAAACTGCAGCATGGCCGACAAGAACATGACCATCGTCGACAGCGCGAACCTCATCCAAACTAAACGTGCGATATTCTCTTTCAGGCATACGTACCTCCTACGTCCAGTCTTCAGTCAAAAACTGTCCAGCAAGTGCGTTGATTTCTGCCATACCCTTGCCGGTCTGTTGGTTGTGCCAAATGCTGCGATGCAACTTACGCGGAAGGTAGATGACATCCTTCACATTTATGTGATGCCCCTCACAACCGGGAAACCAACTGTTTAGGGGATTGAAGCCAAAGACGCGACGCTTAGCGTGCATCTTGGCGTTGTTTACCTGCTTTCCACCCCTCCAATGCGCTGCAGAAATCTTTGCCCGCCATTCAGGGGAAAAGATGCGCCCCGTCATGGCCGCAGACATCTTTGCCAGCGTTTCAGCGGTATGGTGTTTGGGACCCGTACCGGGACGCCCCATACGAGCAACCGATATTTTTGCCCGAGTTTCAGGGGACATAATGCGCCCCATGGCTACCGCAGAAAGTTTTGCCCTAGTCTCGTCAGTCATGGTGCACCGCTGCTAATTGTGCCTCAATCGTTGTCATAACCTCATTCGCAAGAGCCAAAGATGACCGATTCGCATAGAAACTCTCGACGGCAAATATCAAGTCCTGCTTCTCGGACTCTGCCTGTACGACACGAGTCATCAATGCCGCCCCTTCAGACAGGCTGTAATGCCTTGCCTGGACTGCTGAAAACAGCTCAGTCGTGGCATCATCTACGCTATTTCCATTCCCGACTGCACGGATTGTTGACGCAATAGGTGCTGAAAGTCGCTGTTTAGCGAAGGTTTCAAGTGATGTAACCATATAATCGGCCAACCACGAGGAAAAGCCCTGAACGTCGCCTACTGCAAGGAGTTTCCGCGCCTCTTTCAGCACGTCCTCGGATTCGCGCTTGGCAATGTGGTCAAACGCGTCCGACAGGACAGGTTCGACGACAGAACGTCCAACCACAAAAGTGGGTGCCGGAACATCAGACGCAACGGGCGCCGGAACAGCCGTCGGTGTGGGAGGGGTACCCGCTTCGACCATATTCAACGGTTGGAGATAGACTTTTCCCTTGTCATCGGGCAATGGGTTCATGTTTTCAAGGCTTCTGACGTCATCTGCCGACATCCAGCCCCAGTTACGAGCAACGGCATAGGCGGCATACCGACTCGCCACGTCGCCTCGCATAAAGCCGTCCATCTTGAATTCAGCGAAATACTTATAGGTGGAAAAGAGCATGCGATTGAAGCCCTGCTCCAGGCGGACGGCCCATGGCATCAACGAATAGATGCCGAATTGCAGCCCTAGATTCTCCACGTTCGAGAACGTAGCATGTGTCAAGTCACCGATGAGGTGTGCCGGCACGCGGAACCATCCGGCAATCTCGGACCGTTCATACTCCCTGGTTGCCAGCAGCTGCGCGTCCTCAGCATTGAGGGCGATGCTCTTGTAGTCCAGGCCACCGTCCAGGATGGCGATCTTATGCTGGTTATGTCCACTGTGCGCGTCGACCCATGTCTTCGCCATGTCGATCTTCTTCTTCTCATCCGTCATTGGAGCGGCAGTCTGCAGGTATCCGCCGGGTGTGCTGTCATTGCCAAAGAAGCGGGCGGCGTAGTCCTGAGCGGCTTGGGAGAGTCCCAGCGATTCGCGTTGCATGGTGATTGGTGACTTGCCTAGTAAACCGTCGAAGGACAGGCCGGGGATATGCAGGACCTCAGCCGGGTCCAGATGACGGACGCCGGTATGCGGAGAGGTGAAGGTATAGACCAAGTTGCCAGTGTTGAAATCGCGCTGCACGTCCATCCAGTCGGGGCGCAGCGGCCACAGGGCACACGGCACTCCGGCGCCATTGAACTGAATCTGGGAATAGGAATTTCCCCATAGCAGCAAATGTGCCATCATGGTTTCACGGTACGTAAACGACGTCATCTCTTTATTGGGTTCATCGTGTAGCACGTGGTAAAGGAGATGGTTTATCGCTGCTGTTTTGCCATTCTCGTCACGGCTGTAGACCATAAGGGGCATAGAGGCAACTGATTCAGCCAGCACGCGGACGCAAGCATAGACGGTCGGAATATTTATCGCGCTATGCTCGTTGACGTATGCACCCGATTCCGTTCCGCCTTGTGAGGACAACCAGTTGGCAAGGTTCTCACCAAATGCCGCTTCCGTGGAGCGTTTACCGAATATGCGTTGCATCATAGTTTGAATGCTCACCGACTACCTCCCTAACCCTCGTAAATGAATATCCCGGGATTGGCCACAACAGGTGCCGTTTCCAGGTGCCCATGCAGAGCGCACAGGGTCGCGATCACCAAGTCGATGTGAGCGCTATTCGTACGCTTCACGGGCTTGATGTTCTCTGCTTCATCCTGGACGATGCTGACGTTATCGAAATTCCAGCGAAGGACCGGGTTGGTCGGAAGGTTGATCTTGCCAGAGAGGATAAGCCGCTGAAGTTCTTTCGTCACGGGCGATAGGGTTTTATAGCCCTGTCTAGCCTCAATCACGTTCCAGCCGTCACCTTGCATATCATTACTGAGCTGGCTAAAGTTCCACGGGTCGCCCACCAGGGTGTTGCACTTGGTGATCTCACGCCGTTTCTCCAGATAGGCACGGATAAAGTCGTAGTCACACACGTTGCCTGGCGTAGTCTTGATGAAACCCTGCTTTACCCACAGGTCGTAGGGCACATGGTCGGCCCGCGCCCGCTGCAAGAGATTGTCCTCGGGAATGAAGGCCATTGGTATAACGTCCCACTTGCCATTCGGGTCCAGGGGGTCAGGAGCCCATACTTCGACGCAGCCTACTAAATCGACGGTCCGGGCAAGATCAAGGCCAACAAAGCCAATGCGTCCAACCGTCTTGACTTCGACTTCCTTCGGCGGGACACACTTGTCATAGAACGTCATGTCGAGCCAACGGACGGACTGTTGTGTCCACTGATCGAGGAACAGCCGGCGAAATGCGTTCTGCTTGGCTGGTACGTTGATGGCCTCGCGGCACTCGGAGGCAAGATACGATTCAGGCACCGTGACGCCCAGCGAGGGATTCGCTGCACGCCATACCTTCGGATCCGTCCAGTCATCGGTCGCAGCAGCTTCATAGATCATGACAAAGAACGTCGGGTCCTCCATTGCGCCCGCTGCGACATGTTTTGCATATTCGTAGGTCTGATAGCAGACTGATTCCTGGTCGTAGCCGGCTGTCGTGATCTCGATGGTCAAGGGTTGCTTGCGCGCGCCCGTTGCCGTCATGACCAGGTCAACCAGTTCCGGGTCGTCGAAGGCATAGAGTTCGTCGATAACCGTGCCGCTGATGTTATAGCCAGCCTTGGTCTTCGTCTCCGAGCTCAGCGAACGGAGCACCGAATGACTGCTCTCCTGGACAATGGAGGTCTTGAAGGAGGTCACGCGGTCAGCGAAAACGGGCGAGGTCTCGGCCATAATTCGGGCGCAGTCAAAGACGATATGCGCCTGTTCCCGATCATTTGCCAGAGTGTAGACCTGGGCGCCAGGTTCACCGTCAGCGAAAGCAAGTGAGAGCGCAAGCCCAGCCGCCAGCGTACTCTTCCCGTTCTTCCTAGGAATCTCAATATATGCCTTGCGGTACATCCGGAGCCCGGTTGCAATAGACTTCCACCCGAACAACTGACGCACGATGTACGCTTGCCAGTCCTGAAGAACGAACGGCTGGCCAGCCCATTGTCCTTGATACTGTCGAAGGAGTGAGAAGAAGTGAACACGGTAGTCGGCAGCTTCCTGATCGAAGTAGTAGACTTTCGTATCGATCTTGCTGACGTTGTTCGTGATCATGCTTTCTTTTTAACCTCAGCGAGCAGCTGAGGAGGGATCCATTGAGGCGGCGTCAATTCGTCAGCCTGTTGCTGTTTGGGTGCACCAATAAGATGAACATTGCCACGATCAACGGGGTCAAACCCAAGTTTCGCTGCAGCCTGCATCATGGCGTCACGGCCTTGTTTAGCAAACGCTACCCAGGGCGAGAGCTGTTCGATACAGTATCCATGCTGACCCGTGACCGTTATCATTGGACCTTCTTTTGCTATATGTACTTCCCCGAGTTTCCATTGAGCCCAACCCTGCGCGTACATACTGAGAACTGCCCGATCGACGGACGCTAATAGTCCTGGAGTCTTCCCCACGGCTTTCATGACCCGGCGAATTTCTGTCTTTGCCTCAGTTGACAAAAAGGCAGGGGTGCTGATCACAGAAACTGATGGCATTTTCAAATCATCATCGTTCAAGGGGTGCTTCCCTGGGTTGCCAGCAAGGCGTTTGATGGCGGTAGGCTTACGGCGACTCATTTCACCCTCCGGGGGGTTGCTTGCACTGCGCATGACTGCGCGTTGCCCACCGCCGGCTCTGAGGCGTTCACGTTCCAGCGATTTGACCCGCCCCTCCCACCATGCATGAACACTGCGTCTACAGTCACAGGGTCGCGCCCTGGAACGCAGTCATAGAGAGCAGAACTCGATGTCTGCATGTCAGTCATCATGCGTGCCGCCCTTCTCAGGGTGCTTCTTGTTGTGGCATGGGTCACAGGACGATCGAAGGTTCGATTGTTCAAGAGCAAGGAGAGGGCAGTCTCTGAGTTCCTTGACGTGGTGTACCATCGTGGCAGGTATGACTCTGTCCTCAGCAAGGCAGTCCTCACATAAGGGATGTGCCGCAAGGTGCCACTCTCTTGCCTGTCTCCATGCCACGCTTTTGTAGAACTCATGCTCGAACTCGCCCTGTCTTGCCTTGTCGTACGCATGTGCTGTAGTCTGTTGATGATCGACACAGTACGCTGATGAGGGCATAGCATAGTTGTGACATCCTGCCTTGCCACAGTAGCGATGTGCGGCATAGGGCATGTCATCTGTCCTTGTACTTAAGGACTCTGATCATGAACCAGTAGATGAGTGAACTCACAGTCTTGGCTCTGACCTTGTACCTGACATTCATGCCGATACTACCTTCATCCTTACAGGTGCCTGTTGGCGTCATCACGACATGCACGTGGACCATACGATGAGTGTCTTTGTCATGTCCAGAGATAAGGAACGACGATCTGCCGAGTGTCATGTCAGTCCCATAGGTGAGAGCGGGGACTGCCCGGGAACGTTGCCCGACTTGGAGCTTAAGGCAGTCATGTGCATCCCGCTCTCAGTGAAGTTGTAGGAGCTATGGGAGTCGCACCCACATTGGTACCCAGACCAATTGCTGCTATCGCTCCATGTGTAGATCATGTCTAGTACCCAGCCATCTTATAGAACCAAGTGGACAGTTGCATACACGGGTGCTCCAGGTAGCCGGAGGTCGTGAGTCGAACACGACCATAGCGCAAGGTCAGCACATACGAAGGCCCTATCTCCGGCGTGAGCGATGACGTCAATGCAGCAGGTGTGTGAAGGAGTTGCCCTTGCGGGTTGGGAGGAAACACGCCTGCTGTATTCACGTGACCAGTCATGTCGATCGTGCGGTCAAGTGGCATCATGGGCAATGACGAACGACGCATAGAGGGTGACGTGCTCACTGTGCTTGATCGTGGCGAGTTTGTTGATCTCTGCCAGCTGGCTTGCCGAGGCGACGATGACAGCCTTGGTTTCGCCGTAGCGATCTGTCGTCGAGTGATCGAAGTAGCACTCGAAACAACAAAGGGCATCTGCGACGCGTTCTTGCTCTTTGGCTTTTCTAGACATGCAGAAAACCCCCACGCTCTACGGGCGACAGCGGGCCGGACCGTATATACATGGGGGATCTGCTTTGCAGAACAAAAACCTCAGCATACTCGTTCAAGTAGACCCCCAAGTCTGCTAGTGTTGCGCTTACAGTCTAGGAGCGCACAGACGCATTGACAAGTAATTCAGAATGCCCTATTGTCACGACCGGCCTTTTGCCAAAGCGTGACCCACAACGCGCGACGTACAGCGTCTTTGCACATACGGCCTCGGGGAAAGTCGGGTATACGCCAACATAGTGCTTCCCAACGCGCACCCGGAATTTCGACCCTGTTTTCCAGATGCCGGGCATGTCAGTCGGCGCGTACAAGACCTTTTGTTTTGGTTCCTGTTTTTGTTTTGGTACAGGTCCAGGACTCGGTTTTAGGTGCGTCCAGCAGGAGAACTTCACGATTGTCGCTTTCCTGCCGTCTTCCATTGGTTCCCGGTCGAGCTGGTACAGGAGGTCGTACTTGTGGCTCAATCCTCTGATAATGACGCCGGAAACCTCGACCTCGTTCTTCTCCTTGATCTGATCTCGGAGAGCGTGCACGGCATCACGTGCATTGCCTCCCTGACATTCCAGTACCACGAACCTCCCATGCTGTTCAACAGTCAGGAACCCTTGCACCTGTAATAAGGGTTCTGGATCCGTTTTACGTTCATGCCACTTTCCACCCATGCCTGCCTCCATCGTTTCACTGTGCACGTACCTTTTCTATGGAAGAATCCCTCGCCCGATTTCATAGCCCGCTTTGCCTTGGTTGGGTTGGGGATGATGAACTATTCTAAAGTCTCAGTCAAATGGCAGGGCGTCGTCAAGAACATCGGCGGTCAGTCCGGCATAGGCCAAGGCAAGGGCGTTTATCTGTTCCATGCCGAGCCCGGTGTTGTGATCGTGACTCACGCTTTGGTGCAGGGTATGAGGAATGAACACCCCGTGGTCTATGTCCAAATGGTGAAAATCGCTGCCGGGGAAGGATTGATTCAGGGGCAAGAAGCCTAACTCACGGCGCTTGGCCTTGTGCTTGGCATTGAATACTCGTTTTCCGCCTTTCCAGTTATTATTCAACGGCCCCGTTTGTCCTACAGACATCTTCGCCCGAGTCGCATCAGATTTCGGCTTTGACATTTTTGCCCGCGTTGCATCAGATTTCGGTTTTCCCGTCTGCGCAGCAGACATCTTTGCCTTGGTTTCTTCCGAATGATGATGCCCAAGGCACTGAGTATTCCCCATTTTGGCGACAGACATCTTTGCGCGCGTTTCGGAAGAACACTTACGTCTGGTCTGCGATATAGACATCCTTGCTCGTGTCTCGGATAACACCATATGCCCCAAACATGCCGCTGATAATTTTGCTCGCTGTTCATCGGTCATATGCTGTCCCTTTCTCATGCCTCTACCTCTGCTCCGACGTACTCCTTGCATTTCATTCGTGGCCCGTCACACCGGATTGGTCCAGGGCAGTCCTCACAGCGCTCTCCGATCAGCTGGCACTTGAAGCACAGACAGCCGTTCTCTAGGCAGTGCTGTTCTTTGCCTTCTTCTGTCCTGAAGTCAGGGCAGTTGCCGATCTTGCCGCCATGCTTCAGACAGTGCTCGTAGCCTTTGCAATCATGGCAACTCTTGCCGCGGTTGGCACAGACCTGGCAGAGACAGTCGGAACAATCCCATAACATCTTACCGTCGGAGTACCACTTGCCGTCCAGGAGGACAGCCATTGGCTCTTTCGTGGATTCGATGGGCTCTGACAGATCTGGTTCGATCGTCCTTCCAAGAGATTCTAGCGCCTGGCAGCAGCGCCAAACGCCATTGATCGCATCCCAGCCATCGATGTAGTACCCTTTGCCATAGCAGCCACGTTTCAGATGCTTGTATCCATGCAGTGGGCAGCGGTAGAATCCTTTGATGCCCAGCAGATCATAGCCGCCAGTCTCCATGACCATCACTGCCGGCTTTGGCTTCTTCGCCTTGGCGGGCTTCGGGAAAGGCTGAGTGAGAGGAACGAAGTTGTCATCGCAGATCACGCCGTCCACGGTCACGACGTTGTCGATGATACTGATGTTGCGCCATTTGCCGTCCAGTTGCACGGCACTGGGTTCCTCGGTTGGCTTCTTTGTAGGTTCAATAGGATTCAGATCGCATCGAACCCTGGGCGCCCAGACCAACTCTTTGCGGAGATCGCAGACGTGATCGCATTTCTTGCAGGCAGCCTCCGACATCCACGGGATAGGCCCGCTATAGTCAAGACAGCCAGTTATGCTGATAGGCCGATTGCACAAGCGGTAACGAACCCCGCCCCGCTGTCCCATCTCAGGGCCGTCCTTGCATTCTTGGTAACGGTCGCAGGCCATACACATGCAATTGGCGCAAGCAGGGAACTTACCCTTTACGCAACGAAGGAGGTAATAGACCTTGCTGCTCTTGTCGAGAGCCTCCGTTTCGCAGGTTTCGTACTGTGGACAGTCCTGATGACAAACGCAACGATCAGAGAGGACCTTGACCTGGTCAATAGGCTCAGGGAATAGACTGCCCTCCCAGCCGGATACTTCGGGACCGCGTCTCATGGTGTCGCCTTCAACAAGTCCGTGACGTCTCGAATGATGACGGCGTTCGGCTCGAGATAACCATCTGCATCCTTGCGCTCATTCCAATGACTGAACATGTACATCCGACCGTCTTTGACAAAGACCCGCTCAGCACACCACACACTGATTTTCTCAATCTGGTACAGCTTGTCAGCCTGCTTCGGCGTTGTCTCCACTTCGATATATCCGGCATTGCTGAGGACACTGTTGACCGTACATTCGCCATGCCGGAGAACAGAAACGAGCTCAGAGGCAAATAACTCGTCACTCATGGCGTCACCCGTGGGATGTACAAGACCTCCACGCGCACGTTGCGTCTGCGGCCTTTTGTTTTATCGTGGCACTTCTTACACAGCGTCTTTCCATTATCAACGTCAAAGCGTTCATCGGGGTAATCTGCAAACCCATGGACGTGATGTGCTTCAAAGATGACTGCATGACCGTTACCACTATGCTCTCCACACTCTTGGCAGGTATAGTCATCGCGCTTGAAAACAGCATCACGCCAAACTAGATATTTGGGGCTGCTGCGAGCAATGTGGTTCTCAGACATCGTTCCGCCTTTCCATGCAGGATTCCGTTCACGTTTCACATCTGCATGATTAGCAGAAAGAACGGTGCGCGCTTCAGGCGACCACGGAATACCTTTATTCCAAGGAACACGACCGACACAATGCTTGTTTCCCATCCTTGATGCATAACAACATTCAGGACTGCAATACTGGCGCTGTCTATTGCGAGAGAAAAACGCCTTACCACACTGACGACAGATGTGTTCTTCGTTTATGGTAGGGTCAAGGTGCGAGGCAGACATCTTGAGCCGAGCCTCAACAGATACCGCATGTCCCATGTGTACCAAAGAATCTATTGACCGCTGTTCGTCCGACATGTGCTGTCCGAGTTTCATTGACTTTCACCTGACCTTTCTTGACCGTCTGAGATGGTGGTGGCAACGGGGTCAAGTCCGTATTCGCGCGGGTTATAGGGCCGCACTAGCCACCATTGAATTATATCACAAAGGGCACACGAATCAAGCGGAAACAGGGGTGCCATCATTTCGCCTTCGGGATATACAACACCTGGACTTCGACATTCTTTCTGCGTCCCCATTGCCGCGCGGCTTCAGTCGACCACAGGAACACGTCCAGTTTCAACCCCTTAATGGCCGAACCGGTATCGGTTATTTCGCAGACGTCTCCGTTGTTGTACCCGTGCACGATGACCAGCGAACCGAACGGCAGAATCCGCACATCTGCGGCGATACCGCCGACTCTCACTCGCTGTCCAGAGGCAGTCATAAGAGGGTTCCCATCGCACTCTGCTACCGTCGGACTGTAACATGAAACCTCCATGAACAGGACCTTGATAGGTTCTGAGTACCTTGTCGTGACCTTCTCGAGGGGAAGGGCAGGAGGCAGCCGGCGAGCTGAACGGAAGTTGACGATGTCCCCGGCAGTTGCCTGACTAGGTGCCAGGAGTGAGAACATCATGACCAGCAACAGGGCAAGCGCCACGACGAGCAAGATGATGGTGACCTGGCTGTAGTCGACGCGGCGTGAATGTCCCCACTTCATTTCTTCGCCTTCGCCTTCTTGGCTTTCTTGCGGGACTTCAACTTGAGATGCTTAAGGCCCTTGGCAACTTGTGCAGCCGAGAGCCCTTCCCGCCAGAACCTCATGTAGGGAGGCTCGTAGGGCCTGAGCTGATCTCCGGAAGTCATGTCTTGCTCCATGTGTGCCCGGTGAGGACGCGATACTCGGCTTTGAGACGTGCGTTCTCGGACTCGTAGAAGGCCTGCCGATCATGGAGCAGCGCTATGGACTCAGCCCACAGTTGGTCGAGCTCGCCTTCGCCAAGTTGCGCGCCCGCCCAGACAAGCTGCTCCTTGCGACTCAGACGCTCCCACCAGCCGTGATGACAGTCCGAACACAGTAAGACAGCATTGCGCGAATTCCAGCGTGTGCCGAGGAGTTCCCGGACGAAGATATGGGACCACTGGGCGTTGCGTCCTTCGACATGCTGATGGCAATGACGACAGACCATGCCGTCCCGGAAGCGAACGATGTCGCCACAGATCTTGTCGTTCTGATTTCGTAGGGCCACAAGACCGTACCTGCGTATCCGCGCAGCAACGACTCCCCTGTTGACCCCTAACGTTTCGACGCCCCCCTCAGAGCTTCGAGAACTTTTCCGACGTAATGGTGTTCGACGTAACTCCGTTCTTGTCATCTGAGACCTCCAAGTCTGCTATTTTTGATGCTATACCCCTACTGGTATGCGACGCTCAACAATGCGTCGTTCCTCACTTTCCTATTAGGTGATAATCGGCAGGATACCCCCTACCTTTGCTGCCTGAATGACAGGTTCAGTATTCATGCTTGGTTCAGATCTAACTTCCGCAATTCGGGCTTTGCGGACCAGGGACGGATCGAAGTCCACTCTGTCGGCCCATTCCGCGCGCTTGCCTTTGTTCCACGTTGATACCGGGGTCAAGTACCCCACAACCCTGGAATATACGAGGCACCCCACACGTTTCTCTACTGGAACAGCGATGACACCCTGGTAGAGAAGATCGTGGCTCTCGTTCTCTGTCCAACCTTCGGGTAGATCGGTCATGCCACTACCTCACAGAGAAAGTCAAACACTCGCCTCTGCCAATACAGTTGAAAAACGCAATGACCGTTGTCCAGCTGCACGGGTAGTGTCTTGGCGTAAATCTTGCCCCGGTCGCTTGGAACGTACTCGTCTCCGACCCTGTACTGCAGCCCAGCCAACTTCATCAGTCGGTTGACTTCTTGTCCAGAAAGGCGAGGGTTGAACATGCGTCCAATTTGAGTAGGCGTGACAAATTCCTCGCTCGCGTTGGAAGGTACCGGCAGGGCAGGGATTCCTTTGATGACCTTGTCCACTCTCAGGTTCACCGCGGCGATTGCCTGGTCCTGACGCTCGAGATCATCAACAAGACCCCTGAGGATACCGTAGACGTTCTTGGAGCTCGGCAAACTGTAGCTGCCGGTCTTGCGGATCTGAGGAAGGACCGTGCCGGTGACCCACACCCGAAAGGCTCGAGCCTCGGCCTTGTCACTCCGAAGAACCAGAGCATACATGCCCGACTCGTTGACGATGACCATGCTCTGTTCACCTCCACGGGTATCTATCCGAATGATACCCTTCTCAGCATCCTCGAGCTTGTTGGTTGCCTGACTCGGGTTCGCGAGATTTAGCGTGTCACAGATGTCTTTCGCCACAAACCACGGCTCGCCCTCCATGGTGGCTGTCCGTATCTGATGTGCGTTGTACTGCCATACCTGTAGTTCTTCCATGTGTTGCCTCCCCAAGTCTGCTTGTATTTCTGTACTACTTCTGGCGCATACTCTCGCCAGTGAAATTGATCCAGCTTGCCATCTCCAAGAGCCGGTCAGTGATACGCTCGAAGCCGACACGCTCTTTGAAGTCCTTCCAGCTCAGGTTCGTTGTCATGACGATAGGTAGCTCGCGCCCATAGCGATACTCGACGAACTCCTCCATCTGTGCCAGCGCGAATGGCTCGACGTATTCCCGGCCAAAGTCGTCCACGAAGAAGTATCGCGCGTCCTGATTGTCGATGGACCCTCCGTTGTGCAAGGCCGTGAAGATGCCAGCCGAACGCCAGAAGGCGAAGAGACTCGCCCGGCGAAGGGAATGCTCGATGCCCATGCACGCCCGTTCCGCGAGTGTCCGGGCAAGGTAGGCCATTGCTGTCGTCTTCCCAGTTCCTTTAGGTCCTGCCAAGATGACGGAGCTCGCCTTGTCCAATGTCGCCTTCTTTTGGATCAGAGCAGGGTCACAGTGGAGATAACGCGAACCATAGACGGACTCGAACGCCTTCATGACTTCGTCCGGTACCGATGCCCTGCTGACGAGTGTCCTGTCCTGGTCGGCCTTGTCAAACAGGTTGTCATGCTCCCACTTTGGACATGCTGGGAGAAGAGCACACCAGTCCTTCCACGTCGAAGCATTTGTAAGCTTCACACGCCAGAGGTTGGAGGCCCCGACATAGGACGTCTGCCACTGAGTCAGATCATCAGTCAGACCTTCCTCGGCGTTACGAACGAGGCGGGCGAGGATCTCCTGTGTAGAGTCCTTGCGAATTTCTGTTGTCTCAATCATGGACATGGTCCTCAGCTCCGTCGAAGTCGTGTTCATTCGAGACAGATGTATGGCGTTGAAGGGTTTCACGTTTCGGAGGGTTAGTCAGATAGCTCTCGAACTTTGTGCCAAACAGGGTCTCAGGCCGAAGGTAGGTCTGCATCTTCGCGTCACCATACCAAGCGAGGACCATGTTGTCGATGACGGTTTTGAAGTTGTCCAGGTTAAAGCCTTCATGCCATCTTGTCCTGATCAGTGCCTGTGTCTTGTCAGTTGATGGCTTGTACATGGTGTGTGCCTTAGCATTCAGATAGGAGATGATCTCGGGGTAGGGTATGGCGGGCGTTTTCTGCCCGACAATGGTTTTATCTTCTATTGGATTCTCTTCTATTGGATTCAGAAAGGATTCAGAAGAAGGCGCAATTTGCGCGGATTGCTGCGAGTTGCGGCGGATTGCTGCGAGTTGCGGCGGATTGCTGCGAGTTGCGGCGGATTGCTGCGAGTTGTCACAACGTGCCGCTAACTGCTGCAAAGTGCTATCGGTCGTGTCAGGCAATGGACATTTGTGACGCTTGCTCCGGATGCGTTGATGCTGCTCCCACTTTCCAACCTGAAGGTAGGCTTTGCCGTCGACCTCGTACATGGTGATTAGGCCGACCTTCGCCAAGTCATGGAGCCAGGCGTCCACCTGTTCCGGTGTCAGGTCGGTGACACGCAGAGGATAGCAGCGGGCGAGAACCACGATAGGCCTCGCGTCCATGCACCCATAGTCATCCGCTGATACGAGAATCCGGAACCACAGACATTCCTGTTCCGGACACAGTTCGTTCAGCGTCTCAGATGTGAGGATTGAATCAGAAAGGATTCGACTAGGCATGGCACGCCTCATCAGGGCATAGTGAAACCATCCCAAGCGTTCTGTACATTGTGAAGGTCATGGTTCAGCGCTCGATCGAGCGAATGGCGTGCTTACAGACCAACACCGGGAAGGGGTTGACTGTGGTCTGCAGAAGGAGTTCGTATTTGGTGTAGCCACGGAGCGTTCCGTTAATGGTCGACCCATCCAGGTACGTGATGGCGACAGTGTGGTCGACGGCGAGCTCATAGAACTCGTACTCGTTGATCTTGCCCGGCGTGGCTGGTGGTTGATTCTGAAGTTGTTTGACTTGCTGTTTCGGTTCTGTCATAGGTCCTGCCTCCCATTCTGAACGGAGTGAGGCCTTGCGTCCTCGTGTCTGAAAAAGGAGAGAGTACCGGCGCCGTCAGATCGGCTGTCCCTTAGGAGAGAGCTACTCTCGGTCAGTAAGCCGGTACACTTACGCACTATATCCACGTTCATCTGCGTGTCAAGCCCCATAGCAAAGCCCCGAACTAGCAGACTTGGGGTAAGCGACCTCGAGGCTCCCCAATTCTGTACAAGATTGCTGTTTTTGTCAAGTGAGAGTGTAAGCATCTTGCGGGCAAGGTTCCTAATCTCCTTACCTCCTAGGAGCCTAGGCGTCATGGCGTCTTACCGTCAAGCGATAGCATTGCCTTCGGATACCACTGGATCAAGTCTGGGGGTATCACGATCACGCTTGCCAGACTGCGCTTATGAAACACTGGAACTCCGTGTGCGATTGCCTGCTCTGTGAAACCTTCGACCCACTCGCCCTTTGGTTGCCGGTTCTTGCTCCCTGGTCCCGTCATGGCACCGATCACCAGCCAGTCGATACCACGCCAGGAGATACAGTCGGCGACATCTTCCAGTAGAGGCTCGGCGCTGAGCCATGTATGCCAGCCGGCGCAATGCAAACCCGATACCATTTCGTCCAGGGCTTCGTCCTTCGTGGTCACGGTCTGACCGAGCCACCAATTCGGCGCTACGTTGCCGTGAAGTAGGTCGTGATAGCGCTTCGGGTTCTTGGTCAAAAACAAATATTGATGCTGCGGTGCGGACCATGCCGCGTTCAGCACATGGGTAATCCAGTCTTGTGGCACCCAGTCACCGAACAGGTCACACATGGACCCGACAAAGATACGCGAGGGCTTCTTGACCCACAACGGTTCACTCAGACGTTCTTCGTGAAAGGTCGGCTTGAATCCGTCCGGACCTCCAAAGCGTTCAGCGATCCGGCGGGCGTAACAGTAGTCACAGCCATGCAGGCACCCCGTTACAGGATTCCACGAGTAGTCCGCCCAGTCGATCGAAGTGCGATTCATGACTGCGCCTTCAAGACCCCGCACACGAGCAGTCCCAGCGCGTCGACAAGCTTAGCATCTTGAGCTCCCGCTTCAAAGGGACGATGCAGCTGCACGACATACGCCACAGTTCCCTTGAAATCAATCCTTATCTGTTCGATACGCAGACTGCCACGGTCTCCATTCTCTGCCAACGTGCGGACCCCCATCTTCACAGCGACTTCCTTGGCGTCCAGGGAGAGCAGCCACGTCAGGAGTGTGTCGGAACGGTAGGCACGACGTTTATTGATTGCATAGTACCACGTATCTATGCGCCATTCCTTTGTTATTGGGTCGATACCCCACATTGCATCTGGTGGTGTTACCTCAAAACCCGCATCCGCCAGACGTTTGCTAATCTCCACGCTCGTGTATTCGATCATTTCTTCTCATCCTCCTTTGGGTCAACAACTGACGTCCGAATCATCATGTACGTGCCGTCGCCCATCCCGAACTGGAAGAGAGAGGCGTCCAGTATCCGCCTGCGCTCTGCCTGAATGACAGCAGCGATGAGAGCATCAATCCTTGCGATTCCCTGAGCGTCCACAGCCGGGTTCTTGGGTAACAGCCATCGCCGTTCTTCAAGCATCTCTGCTCGCAGTTCCTCAACTGTCTGGCTCATGCTGTCACCTTCTTGTTCAGTTCCTGGACCACAAGCATGCGATAGTATCGCCGTGCGTTGTGGTATGGCTCAGCTCCGAAGACAGGATCGCCTTCGTCTTGCTCCTTCTGCATCATCTTGAAGTGGTCAACTGGAATGTCCAGTGTGACTTCCTTGTCTTTAGGCATCCAGGGGACATAACAGATCCACTTCCCTTCCTCGAGGGCAAACTTCACGCGCCAGTAGTAGCGGAAGGAGACCGTCATCTTCTCCTGCGAGGGGTTGATGTTCTCGTTCAAGCGGTCACCTTCACGGCCTTCACCTTGCGCTCGTAATACCTAATCTGCCGCTGGAAGCGACGCATATCAATACGGATGTTCTTCTGCTGGAGTGCGGTCTGATACATAGGGTCAGGGAGTTTCGCCTTGTCCTCTTTGAGCCACCGTTTCACCGCTCTCAGTCGACTCGCGTACATGGTCTTCTTGTCGAACCCGCCACAACAGTTGCACTTGACGCAAATCTCGCCGTACGAGTCATAGAGGTTCCAGCAGTGGCGGTCAACCTGCTGGTCAAGGAAGATGACCCCGTTCATGCCCGTCTCCGTTCCTGCTGCACCTGTTCGCCCACGAGCAAGAAGTCGGCAGCCGCGTCAAGATCGCTCATATCGGAGAGGACTTTGTCAAGAAGGCCAGGTTCTCGCGTCGCCGCGATCTGGTGGTCCGGATATTGCCCATCCTGGTAGCGGACGCTCGCGAGATACTCTGTGCCATCCTTGTTGAACCGTTTCACCGGGAAGTGCATACCCTGGTCGAAGCCGATCTCGACGAACTGGTTGGGGTACGTCTCGAGAGCTTCCACCAGCGGGCGCCACTTTGCAGCCAAGTCCATAAAACGGAGCATCACGGCCGTAGTGCCTTGGAGTCTGAGCCGCGTTTCCTTAAGAGCATGCGCATAGCCACCGGCTGCGTGAAACTTGCCAGCCTCGAATGAACGCTTGCGCTCGGCACGGCGTCTTGCCTCTGCCAGAACGTTGTTAGCTTGTAGCCGGCTTAGTTCTTCTGCGAAGTCGGCAGCGTGCGCCTCAGCATCTTCGCAGCGACACATCAGCGATTCGTACTCGGCGAAGGGCATGATCACGAGCTTACCGAGGCGCTTCATCGTGGCCACCTGTGATAATCGCCGCAGTCGTCGTCTCGTTTCTCCCGGTCTGGACGGATACGAGCAGGACGGGCGGCGATGTCCTGCTCTCGTAATAACGCCCCCGAAGGGGTTACTACCTCCTTCAAGGCGAGGTCGATCGCTCTGACGTCCTCTTTGGCCTGGAACAGCTTGCCTGCTTCATAGGCTTGATTGACCATCTTACGCACGATGTACCGGGGAATGAACAGTGGAAGGTCCATGTCAGTCCCTCGGATCCTGCCCGGCGACGAAGGTCTTGACTTCGCTTTCGTCTGGACAATCCTGTAGCAAGCGGTCCAGAATGACGTCAACTGGTTCCTGCCGTTCTACAGCAAGCGTCTCAGTGAGTTTCTTGTTTCGGTTGATCTCAGCCACGTAGCAATTGTGCAAGTGCCGTACTTGGAACTCGTAACGGTCAGAAGTTCTCACGTGTTCGATAACCGCCCCACAGAAAGCCGCGATGACTATGACGGCGAGCATAAACCAACCGCTCATTTAAACCTCCCGGCGAACTCTGCGGCGTCCATAGGTTCGTAGTTGTCCTGCAGCTGACAAATGAGCTGTGCGGCGTAATCGGCATCAATGGTGACCTGGCGCCCGTCCATCGTTACAACCGGCGGGTCCGAGTGGACGTTGATCCCCTGGATGCCGAGCTTGGCGAACTCTTCAGCCGTCTTGTCCGATGCGAGAGCCTCGATAGCTGCCAGTTGGTCACGCTTCGCAGGGGGTCCAGCGGTCTTGGGCATCGACTCTTCGAGGAGCGTTCCCAATGCCTCCTCCGCCTTGTCCTCTTCATCTGGCCTTGATTCATCCGGGGCAGGCAGAGCGACCATTTCGCTTACGAGGGAAGGACTCGTTTGTGCCAGTTCCTGCAGCGAGTGTTCATACTGGATGCTGAGGATCCTGACCGTCGTCTTCACCAAGCCTCTGGCAGCGTCCAACCGATTGACTTCCCGCTGGACCAGCTTGAGCTTTAAGGGAACCCATGCAATGCGCCCGCCGAGAGCGGCCTTCATGAGGTTCAGGTCGGCCAGCAACTCACGGATGCCATTGTATGCACCGGTGTCGATTTGATAAACGCCCAAGCCGGGTGCCTTGTACAGCCAGATCATGAGAGAGCCAATCGGCGAGCATCCTTTTTCTTCGACAACGCCGGTCGTCGTATCCGTCTTCTGGTTAAACTTGCACTCCCTGGGCCCGAGACATTCCACTTCGACGCGTTCGGCCGTCTTCAGGTCCAGGCGCATAGCCTTGACGCCATCACCGCGACAGAGCGGGGCAACACTCGACTGGCCATATAGCTTGTACCAGTGAGGAAGTACCTGGTCGATGTCATTGGACGCAAACATCACGTCCAGCTCAGTCGGCTTCTCGCCACACACCGCTTTCAGTTCTTCTGGCAGGACGAAGTAGTCTGTCGCCTGTGGATAGCCCTTCTTGTCCTTCGCGTCGCGGAACTTCCTGATACCCAGGTGGATCTTCCCCAAGCGGGGCATCCGCTGGTCCTGATCGATGCTCTTGATTCCCATATTTCCCCCCAAGTCTGCTAGTGTGGTACTAATTCTTCAGGTAGTTACTTCTTGCAAGACTCCAATATAACCCATCCACTTTTACCAAAATAATCACCAGACTCTATCCGCACTTGCCATGCCGCAAAACTCGCACCGATAACAAGTGCCTTGGTTCCCGCATCCACAATATAAAGCTGCCCGTTCGCCTCCATTTCTCCTAGTCCCAGGTAATCCTTGGCAATCGAAAGCTGTGTGCATTCGTCAAAATCGGCTTTTGTCGGACTCACGAAACCAGTGACGGTGATGGTGTCTCCAACCTTAATATCGTTCGAAGCAGGCTGCGTAGTCGTTACTGGAGCAGTCGTCGGTGGTGCCGAGAAACTGTTCGCGCACGACCGCATAAGTGACATGCCAATGATGAAGACAAAGAGAAATACGACGACGCCAACAATCATGGCGCCCTTTGCTACAGACGGTGGAAGTGTTTCAAGATCTTGCTTCTGTTTGTTCATGACGTCTCTCCTTTGCTTGCCATTCTGCAAGCGTCCTGTTGCCCTTCGAGCTGTTGCAATGAGAACATGCTGGAACCACGTTATCGGCTGAGTGCTTTCCACCTTTCGACAAGGGGATCACATGATCCAAGGTCAACTTGGCTTCCTTGTCGCAATAGGCGCAATGGCCGCTCGCTTCCGCGAGGATCGTGAGCCATTCCGTTGACGTCAGCATTTCGCTGATGGGCGTATTGGCGTACTTCAGAGAGCGCCACTTCGAACCAAAAACGGCTCTGCTTTCGAGGTTTGCCTTCTGCCATCTAGAAACGCTTGCTCTGTTGTGTTCGGGATGTTCCCTCTGATAGTTGGCATCGCAAACCCTATTCGCTCCTAGACGGCATTCTGTGCAATATTTTTGATTGGGAGCCGTCGGAAGATATTCCTTGCCACAGACCCGGCAACGTTTCAACCTATAAGCCTTCATCTATCTCCCCGAGTCTGCTTGGCTGCTGAAACTACTCTCTTGCTTGTTCGAGCTCCTTTCTTGTGATCCCCGTGAGCCGGTGCAGTTTTGTCATGTTCTCTGGACTGGGCATGCTCAGACCCGTCTCCCAGAACTGGATCGTTACCAGCGAGACTTTCAAGGACCGCGCCATCGCCATCTGCGACAGTCCCTTGTTGATCCTCCAAACTTTGAGTGGATGTTCTGTTGCCATCGTTGACCTCCTGGATCAATATATGCAATGCTGTTGTCGCTTCATCTTGAAACCAATGCGCCCAGGCTTCGGCCTCCGTGTCGAACCCAAAGGGGTCTCTCCCCTTACTATTGCAAACATAGTACTGCTTTGTGTAGTGCTTGTCGAACACGCAGCGAAGTTCGGAGTCGCGGGTTAAGTAGTCGGACCATGGCAGATCGGTTAGTTCCACGTCTTGAACGCTGTAGTAATTCGAATGACGAATCCCCTCACCGATCCAGAAGGTTACCGTTAAAGGAGACTCGGAACCTTGGATAATCTGTGTGACGAAACCATAGAGGCCGTCCGAGGTCGAACCGTCGCGAACTATAACAACTGCGTGTAGCCAATGTCGGAGTTCGCTCATCAGTCCACCAGCCCCCAGCGAATCAACCACTGAATTTTGTGGAAAACGAGCAAGATGCCGACACCGATACCTACGATGAACGCCGCGCCCGCTGCGGTGACTATTGCAAGAACGGTTGCGCCCATCACGATGCCCTTCCGAATGTCCCGGCAAGACGTGACTGCGGATGAAAGGCCATGACACTCCATGCCTGTTTGAGACATTGCTGACGTTCAGAGCGCTTTGCAGCACGAACGTAACGGTTGTAACCGTTTGGCGTGTTGTGGTGGGACGTACCATTGCTTGTCATAACTCTCTTCATTCTAGGCCCCCAAGTCTGCTAGTGTTGGCACCGGGCTTCGTTCGTCTGGTGCTGTTTGTATTATTATCCGTTGTATTGATACGTCAACTGTCTCATTGTGAAGACCTATTCACAATTAGTAACGCCGCTGTACAAGCCCAGTGTAGGCAAGCACAACGGCGTATGAACGCTTTTACGCACTAGAGCCAAAGCGCCTAGACGTCTAGCGTCCTTAGCCCCTAACCTCCTTGCTGCCGTGGGGCATTAGCAGCTCGGGTTTCTTTTCCGGTTCTATAGCCTTCTCTCGCTCGAGCTTCTCGAGAACCGCAATCTCTGAGAAACTGGATCTGTTCCAACCCCGATGATGCACACACCAATCTCCGACTGCCACTGTTGTGCTTATATTCCAGTGGATCACCAGCTTTTCCCTCGCCGGTTTCTCTTTCAGCGCCCGATCAAGATAGCCCAAGAGTAACCTCCAGTTCTCCCAAGAATGCTTTCCATGCCAACGATACCTTCTCCCTCGGCGCGAACTCCCATACCGGCTCAGGTACGTCCAACGCCTGCGTCACTCGAATGCTCGAGGGGATGATCGTGTCGAAGACAGCGGTGTCATACGTATCGTGAAGCATAACCGCGAAGGCCTTGGCGTACGTTGTCCTCTCCTGGACGGCATTTAACAGGAGACCAGCAATCCGTAGGGAGGGGTTTCCGTTCTCGCGAACGAAGATGACCTTGTTAAACAACCGCTTCATCGCGTCCTTGTTGAATTTGTCCGGGCGTACTGGAATGAGGACACAGTCTGCAGCGATGAGCGCGTTCGTGACCATGAGACCAAGGTGCGTCGGCGTGTCGAAGATCGTCACCTGGTGGTCAAGTCTGGCGAGCAATTCACGGAGGCGAAAAGACCTCTCGTAATCTGGATTCGCCTCGTATTCTCCCAAGGTATCGTCGCTACCGAGGAGATCCAAATTGAGAGTTACTGTCATAGGAGTCGGGGCCGGGACCTTCGGGGCGAAGATTTGTGTAATGCTATGCTCTTTCGACAACTCCTGAGTCAGCAGGCCGGTCAAGTTCGCCTGGTCATCCAGGTCGATGGCGAGCGTCGTCTTCCCCAGGGAGGCGAAGTAGCGGGCGATGTGATAAGCAATCGTCGTCTTGCCGACGCCGCCTTTGAGGTTACAGACAGCAACCTTCACAACAGTTTCTCGCTCTCTGGGATCTGCTCCGTCAGGAGCGTAGCTTCCGGCGGCACGTCCTGACAGGCGAGGTACATAATGTTGATCGCTTCGTCGATAATCTGCGTGGGGTGTTTCCCCAAAGCCCGAGCCAGATACCTTACCTTTGCTCCCGTCAACTCATCCAATTCAGGATGACTCTTTTTGTATGTCATGGACTCCCCTTTTCCCAAGTCCATTGGTATCTTGACGCTAAAACTCCTAGATGTCAAGGAGCCGAGGAGATAAGGAAGCAGGGAGGCAAGGCGCCCGTCTTCGAGGATTCGGTCACGACGGCGAAGTTCTCCAAGATCACGACATGTTAGAGCAAGTCAAACTCGCCCGCCGTTCGCGAACCGTTGCGATAGTGGGCGTATTTGAAGCCTGGGGGGTACTAGCACAAGGCAAGGCAAACGAGATACGCACTACGGGGCTAGAATCGAAGTGTTTCCATTTTGGAAATAGCTCATGGGCCTCTTGGGCCTCAATCATGGGCCTAAGTCGGGATTAAGTTCGATATGGAAGTGCGAAAGTATACAAAACCGATAACAATCTGACATGGGTGTGTCCGGTCTGTCCGAAGGTGTCGGGAGGTGTCGGGAGGTGTCGGGAGGTGTCGGGAGGTGTCGGGTGACCATTTCCGCATAGTAATGGGGAACGGAATGACTCGCTTACGCTTATGCGGACGTAAAAGTGTCAGTGACCACACTTTCGGTGCCCAACCCTTAAGGATTTCTTAAGAGTTGATCTGGTTACAATCTATAACCGGTAGCCAGAAAGTTGCCAACCGCGCACACTTACTTGTCAAAAACGTGCGGGAAAGTAAACAATGCATACATCGAAAGCGGAAAATATGCAATTGGCAGAGTGCAATGTGCAGTAAATGCACGAAAGGTACAATTGTTCATCTGCGATGTATACCAAAGTCCGTATGTTTCCCGAACCGATAATAACAATCCTGCTATTATTGGAATGGGGCCTTATCCGATAATAACGGTATCAAGTACCCGTCAAGTACCCCGCAACCTTAACTGCATTAACTGTCCGCGCATTTGTGCAGCAACCTCTTGCACAATTAGCAAGTACTCGCGCCACGAATCGTGTTACGCATCCTGCGTTATGCTTGTAGCATTATTCCAGTAGAATAATTCCACAGTCTGCTCCACTTATCGTGAGCCAGACACGAATGCTGGAGCAACGACTTGACACAGACGTAGGCTACATATGCGAGAGCCGACCTGTCGTAGCGTCGGCTCCTGATCTCTTTGTGCACTTGGCACATGAGTCTCAAACAAAACACGATCTCTCAAGGGGAACTTCAACCCCTTATTCACGGCCATTCGCCCCGCTTGGCTTACTGCGCCGCGTCCTGTATCTTTGGAAGAGGGAGATCGGGGGTCGGAATCCAGCGGATTATCCGTTGCCCTTAATCCTGGCTGGTCCGTAACCATTTTCAATACTCAGACTGTCGCCATCTGAGAACCAGGTGTAAAGAATTACCTTATCGCTGCCTCACCAAGGATTCTTCTTCTTTTTCGGCTTTGGAATTAGGCCGGTGGTCATGGCATCAATCAGTGCGTTGGCCCCCTTCTCGTTGAGCGAACTGCCGGTCAAATACTGAAAGACGTGCGTTAGTTCGTGAGCAATGATCTTGTTCGTCTTTTCCTTGCTGAGTCCCTCGAGGACGTAGACGCGAACGACGCGAAGCCCTCGGAAAACCGGCCCTTTATGGTGCGGAGTGACTGTCAGGCCGTGGCAAACTCCCGGCTTGTATTCCGGTGCCGCCTCCGCGTCAATGAGGGCCTGCGGAACTTTCTCAATCTGGACCGAGACCATTGCCATGTCAGGTCACCACTTGTGTTCGTAGAACGTCCTATCGAAGAAACTCTTGAACCTGCAACCCACCTCGTCGATGATGCCGCCGTCATTCACGTGGATGTCCAGGATGCATCCGCCGACATGCGCCTGAATCTGCTTCTTCCGCATGAACGGTGTCTGATCTTGACAGCAGCCGGGCTGTAGAACATAAACCTCCCTAGGATAGCCGAACTCGAACTTGTGGTAGTGGCCCATCACGACAATGCGCGGCTTCTCACCACCCTGTAAGCTCTCGACATACTTCTGTGCCTTGTAACTCGTGGCGTAGGCACTCCCGCCGCCCGCATGGATGACGCGCATGATCTGTCCCGGGGCAAGTTCGATGTCGCGTTCCATGTAGCCGATGTCTTCAATGTCATCGCGCCCGGCCTTGTGCGCCTCGAGAGCAAGCAGCTGCCCGATGTTGATCCCCTCTCTCTGGACCCACCAGCCTTCGTGATCGTCTCCGGATAGTACCTTGGTCTTGATGCCGGGGATCTGAGGGCAGACGCGCAAGAACTCGTGAATCTGCGGGGTCACGCCATGGATCAGCAGGTCGAACTCGTTGAACTTCGCCTGACCATCGCACCAGTTTCCCGCATGATAGACCGTCGTGACGCCCTCTGCAGCATACCATTCATAGAGCTTCGTGATCACGTCCTCGCGGCAGTACTTCGAGCTCGTGTGCCAGTCCGCCGTGTGCCCAATGACAAAGTGTCCGGCTCGGGCTCCGAGCCCTTCGAGAGTTTCCTTGACCGGTTCCTCCGGAGGCCGGATGTCGTTTTGAATGGAGTAGATTCCATTCTCGCAATCAAGGGTGACCGCTCGTTCCTTTAGCTCGTCGAGTCCAGCTTGAATGACCTTCGGCGCAACCTCGAAGAAATCGGCGAGCTCATCTTTGGTACACAGGTACTTCATCAGGTATTTGCGTATGCGTTCTGCCAGACTGTTGTCTTTGGCGACAAGGGGAACGCTCGGGTTTACTTCTCTAGGAAGGATCGGCTTTCCGATCGAATACCCCTTACGTGGCCCTGGCATCTTCATGTTCAGTCCGAACTGCTTCGCATAATGCCGGACGGTGTTCATCGGGATGTTCAGAGCAAGGGCAGCCTTGGCATAGTCACCCGCCTGTTCGAAGGGATGTTGCTGAGCATACTCGACAACCAGCCGCTGACGTTCCGTTCGGATTGCCAAGCTCATGCGTCCTCTTGCTGAAAAGATGCGACCTTGCTATAGTGTGTGCCGTCCATGGAGACAGCCTCCTTTGGATAAAACGAGAGGGGCCGTCGATAGCGGCCCCTTGGCAATTCGATCAGACTGAAGGCGGTACTGTCGGCGTTGTCGCCGGGACGATCGGCTTGCCAGCATCTATAATGGGTATCGCCTTGTCGACGTAGAGAACTTGCTTCAAATCGACCGTCGCTTGCTTTTCGACCGCAGTCGTCAATAGATGTGGTTCCCATACCTGCTTGAAGGCGAACTCTGCTTCACCAAGGACAGCACCCAATATGATAGGCCAGTTGCCGCTTGCAACGACGGTCTTGAGCGAACCGTCCAGCCACATCACAAGAATGGCCAGACCGACTGCCAGTGCGAAGGCAATCAGTTGTTTGATGCGCCCGTCCCAGTTCTTCTTGAGCAGGACAGACGCGATGATGGGCGCGAAGAAGCCAATCACCCAGATCCACATACTCGGTAAATTGTTCACGTGTACCTCCTACTTCTTTACAAGATTCTTCATCCACGCCAGCATCTCTGCCGGGGTCATGATGTGGATGGCTGGTTTGGTGACGGGTGTTGCAACTACTGGTTTTACTACAACGACAGGCTTGCCAACGTTCTTGACCCAGGCCAGCATTTCGGCCCCAGTCATTATGTGGATCGCTGGTTTAACTACTGGTTTAACTACAACAACAGGTTTCACGGTAACAGGTTTGACAACAGGTTTCACGACAACGGGTGCTGGCGGATCCCAGGCGCCGAAATCAAGCTGTCTCGATTCGTTCAGATCTACAGACGCGCCCGCTACCGTCTGACCGTTCAAGTACTGCAAGAAGTGAGTGTGGGGGCTGACTTTCCCGCCTGACCACGCGTAGGTCTGCCAGAACCAGCGCGCAGTGCCCCATGCTTGGCAATATTCCACGACTGTATATGAACCGTACACGCCAACGCGGGCAAGGCCGATGACGCTCGCAACACCTCGTAAGTATGCGTCGATGCGTTCCAGTTCTGCCCCTGTCGGTGAAAAGTCCACGGCAAAGTAGATCGGTCTGGTTTCAGGGAATCCGATATTGCGTGCAAAAGCAAGAGCCATCTTTCCATCGGCAATACCTGCCGTGTACCCCTCTTTTGCGCGGCCCGCATAAGATTCATAGATGGTGACTAACCCGAGTCCTGCCGCCCTGATTGCCGCGGCTTCGACCCTGGTTGCACCCTTCGGGGGTGGAAACAGGTAGCGAACGACGAACCCATACCCAGCCTTCTTGACGGCCGGTAGGTTGGGGCGCGAGTGGGAGTAGTCGAGACCCTTCATTTTAGGAACCCATTGATAACGAACCCAAGGATGCCCCCGACAAGAGAGACAAGCGCCAAGAGCAGCGGAATGGAAAGGCCGGACCTGCCCTGGCTTTCGTTTTGCGCTTTCTGTATCAAGCCGATTGCCGCAAGAAATGCGTCATCCTTTAGTTGTTGTTGCCGCTGCTGCTCTTGTGCCTTATCATTTATTTCTTTAGTCACCTGCTGTAAATTTTTGGCAACGACATCGGCTGTCGTGTTTACGAGCGCTCTCTGATTGTCATTGAACGCACTCACCTGGCTCGCCAAGGTTGCTTGTGTGTCTAGCGCGCGGTCAGCCGCAACGCGAACCGCAGTTGCATCTACATCCCGTATGGCGTCAATGCGCTTGGTCTCAGCAACGCTACGTTCATCAACGCGCTTCATTTCCGCCTTGAACCAATTAGTCAGTCCGTTGACTGTGGTATTGACCAGCAACAATGTGTTTGGTGTCGGATCGCTTTTTTCGTTCATGTTACCCCCCCCCTAACTGCTCAGTTACCGGTGCTACGCTAGCCGTCTGCAACAGCGTATCTGCTACCACTTGTAGGTCTGTCAACTCTACTGTTGCCTTGTCCAGCTTGCCCTTCAAATCCACCACCTCTACCTTCTTTTCCGTTACCTTCTGTGCCACAACCGCCATATCCAGCACAGCGACAATGCCTTCATCAGGAATGACGACACCGCCGACTGCAGCCCTGAACGCCTCGACT